TCATGAATAAAAACGTGTACGTTAGCAGGATCTGCACGGGCGATGAGACCAGGCTACCTAATATAATTTAAGTACCCGTCTTTGAGCAATAGACGATATAAACAGGCTTATAATCAATCGTGCATGGGAATAAACACAACCTAATAGATTTGTATGCGAAAGACACTGTGCGGGCCTATGGGCGTGTGCGGGGTCTTTTTTTAATGCAATGAAATAGGTTGTTGCTATTCGTGTGTGGGATATATGGAGGAATCGAAATGGCAGAAGAAAATACAGAAGTAGTTGAAACGGAAGAAGTAGATGAGGAAGAACAAGAAGATGCAACGTTTACGCAATCAGAGGTAGACAGTCACATATCCAAGGCAGTTGATAGCGCCTTGAAGAAGCGTGACAAAGAAGTTGAGGAACGCATCAAGCAAGAGCGCAAAGAAGCTGAATCACTCGCCAAGTTAACGGAAAAAGAACGAGAGGCAGCCAAGTTAGACAAGCAAGAAAAACAACTAGAGAAGCGCGAACAGGAAATACTCAACAAGGAATTACGAGCAGATGCAATTGACAATCTTATCGAGAAAGACTTACCTAAAGAGTTCGCAGATTTCGTTGTATCAGGTGATGGCGAAACGACGTTGGATAATATCAATGCTGTAAAGTCAGCGTTTGATAAAGCTGTGAATGATCGAGTTAAGAAGTCAGTACGCCAAGAGACGCCAGGAACTAGTAGACAAATCAAGAATAGCAATTCGTTCAATGTTGATGAGTTCGCAAGAGAAAACAGGATTATAAAATAAGGAGAAGATAAAACATGGTATATAAACAAGAAACATTTGACCCGGATAACGTAATGGTGCAGGACGCTAAAACAGGAACAATCCCACAGGAGTTTGGAGAGGGAATCGTAAAAGATGTAATTGAAAACTCAAAGGTAATGCAGTTAGGCGTACACGAGCCTATGACTAAGCAGAAAAAGGTATTTAACTATCTAGCTAAAGGCCCGGGCGCTTACTGGGTAGGAGAAGGACAACGAATCGAAACATCTAAGGCTGAATGGTTACAAGTTGAAATGGAAGCTAAGAAACTAGGTGTAATTTTAGTTGCATCTCGTGAGTTCTTACAGTATTCACTATCAGACTTCTTTAATCAGATGAAACCTAAGATTGCAGAAGCATTTCATAAGAAGTTTGATGAGGCGGCGATCCTTGATGTGGACAACCCGTTCACACAGTCAATTGAAGGTTCAGTTATTCTTGCTGACAATGTGTTGGCCGAACCGATCACGGCAGATGCTATTTACAACCTCGAGGACTTGGTTACTGATGAGGATTACGAACCTAATGCGTTTGTATCTAAAACGCAGAACCGTTCAACCTTACGACCGTTAGTAGACGGTGAGGGATTAGCCGCAGCGCGTTTATATGATCGCTCAACTAACGAGCTTGACGGATTGCCTGTTGTTGATCTCAAGTCATCCGAACTAGAGAAGGGTCACATTTACACAGGTGACTTTGATCAGATTCGTTATGGCATTCCCTATAACATTAACTACTCGATTTCAGAGGAGGCGCAATTGTCAACGGTTGTTGCATCTGATGGTAATCCAGTTAACTTGTATGAGCAAGAATTGATCGCGGTTCGTGCGACTATGGATATCGGGTTTATGGTTATCAATGATAATGCCTTTGCAAAACTAGAGGGTACAGGAGGTGGCGGAGGCGTAGAGGGATAATGTTTAATATTAAACCAAAAAGGCGCTGATGCTTAATGAATGAAATGCGTGAAAGGATAAAAAAGGTAATAGATGTCGAGGACGATATGCAAGATGATATCCTCGACATTTTAATGTCTAATGTTCAAAGCCACTTGTTGGGGTTGTTCAAAAAGGCAGACAAAGAGATTGAAGGCATACCGTCGGAAGCAGAGTATATCATCTTTGAAATTACTGTAAGACGGTATAACCGCATTGGTTCAGAAGGTTTAAAATCTGAATTGGTAGAGGGTCATAGGATTGATTTTTATGACTTGAAAGATGAATTTGACCCGTACCTAGACATTATCGACAGTTACAAAAAGGATGACAGTAGTTCACGAAGGGGAAAGGTGATGTTCTATTAGATTTAATAAGAGGATTACTTTTGTTACTGACGGCGAATCTTACTATGATCCTGTGATTGGTGATTATGTCGAGGGTGAAAAGCAAAGAGACACAGTGCCCGCCAACATCAATAAGACAAGCGCTGAACAGTCTAAACAGTTGTTTGGCGCGATAGATACCATCGCGACCATTGCACGAACACAGAGGCCATACAATAAACACTTTGACTATATCGAGATTGATAGTAAACCTTACAACTTAGTAAGGCAATCCGATGTTAGAAAAGGTGTTTTTTATTTGGAGTGTGATAGCCATAGTTAAAATAACGGGTGCTGATGCACTGATTAGCCAACTAAAGAGGAATGCTACTTTGAACGATGTGGAAAGAACGGTCAGGCTAAATGGTTCAGAATTGGAAAAGAAGATGAAGCGTAATGCGAGTTTTACTAAGGGTTATCAAACGGGAGAAACCAAGCGATCCATTGGTCTTGAGATTAAAGACAGAGGCTTGACAGCAGAGGTTAAACCCACAACACATTATGCGCCTTACCTAGAATTTGGGACACGTTTTATGTCGAGTCAAAGTTTTGTCAAACCTTCATTTGATGCACAAGAAAATAAGTTTATAAAAGACATGATAAGATTGATGAAATAACTCTATGCCTATGGTACAATGAGAGTATAGGCTAGGTTCGCAACCGAAAAGGAAGCACCCACTTCCCTGCCTATAATGATAAATGGGGATAACTTGGGAGGTTATCTATATGAAGAAGTGCCTATTTTGTAAAGGCGACTTTGCGGTCGTGAACAATAACCAAAAGTATTGTTCGACAAAATGCAGAAGAAGCATAAGGACAAACTGCGGTCAATGTGAAGAGCCTATAATAAGGTTGGAGCGATCTAATACAGATGTCTTTTTCTGTACAAGGTCATGCGCTGAACTGTATAAGGGTAATAGAGTAGTTAAGAATTGCGGGTACTGTGATGAGGAGTTCTTAATAAAACACTCAGCATCGAAGTACGGCAATGGCGTTTATTGTTCAAATGAATGCGCCGATAAATCTAAAATAAGAAGAGTGGAAAAGAATTGCCCTAATTGTGGTGATGTTTTTTCTACCGGTGCAAATCATGTAGACAACAGAACATACTGCAAAAAAGAGTGTTTCTATGAATCTATGATGATAGATATACCAAAAGTTGAGTTAGAAAGACTATACTTGGTTGATAAAAAAACAACTAGAGAAATAGCGTTTCTGTACAATACAGACAAGAAGGTTGTCTGTGATTATCTACACAGATATGAAATAGAAGTTAGGCCAGACACTTTCCCAGGACACAACTTTTGTAAATGTAAGAATGGTTTAGTGGTTAGATCAAATTACGAAAGAGCGTTTATTAACGCATTAATAACTTTTGGGATAGACTTTGAATACGAACCTAGGCTTCCATTTGATAAAAGGCGTTCAGCAGACTTATTGGTAAAAGATGTGTATGTTGAAATATGGGGAATGGTCGGATGGGATGTATACGACGACCGAAAAAGAATTAAGAAGAAGCTATACAAAGAAAACAACTTTAAGCTATTCAGTGTTTACCCGGAAGACTTTAAAGATGTATATGGTAAAGTTAATGAACTAAAACACCTTATAAATTAGGGTGTTTTTTTATTGTGCAAAAATGAGGTGATTAAGTTGCCAGCAAGTAAACAAGTGCTTGATGCTATATGGGATGATTTAGAGGCTGCTGGATACGATACGTATGATTACTTGCCCGCAAAAGATGTAAGCTATCCATTTGTGCATCTAGGAGATACGTTTGATAACGATGATCCACGAATAAAAGGGTTGCTAAGAAGTAGCATAACGCAACGTATTGATATATACCACACGCTGAAAAATCGTAAAGAATTGAGTTCAATATTCGAACACGTAAAACATTATTTAAGAACGCTAAAAGAAACAAAGGACTACACAGTTAAATTAAATAGC